GGTAAAGTAGTTGTAATTGCACGAGAATTTAGAGGATATCATGAGTATAGTCAGTATTGTATTGAATATACTGATGTTAAGAATAATGGTACTACAAAAAAGGAAACTACTTATGTTCAGTTTAAAGAATTAGAGGTTATTGAGGAGTTTTAAGAAGTGTATTCTGTGAATATGCTTTTCCTGACCAAATAATACAAGGGGAGCAGTGATGTTCCCCTTTATTATGTAGCTATATAGTGCAATAATTAAAAACTTAATAATATACAAGTAAAGTTTATTGTCATACATTTACTAAACTTTATGTGTTTAAAATGCTATATCAACTGCCAAATGGCAAGGTAATTTATTTAACTATAGAACAGTTTCTAGAATTAACTGATGAGGATATACAGTACCTTATGTCTATTGATGGCGGTGATTATGCAGTGAATCCCTTTACTGATTCAGCAGTTTTGCAAAATAGTAAAGAAGTCTATTATGATTTTGATTATCTAGCAGATGATGAAAATGAAAATGATGTAATATCAGATGATGAACCATTTGATGACATTATTGATCTTAATGATTCTTTGGATAAATAAGACTAAGTCTTAAAACTTATCTCAGCTTGAGTAACTGAGTATATAGTATCTACTCAAAACAATCTATTTATTTATTTATTAATTTTTAAAACCTTAAAGTCATGGACTCTAAAGTAATTGTATTAGCTGATGAAGCTACCGGAACTGTTGTGAATGTATCTGAAAACAATCCTGAGTATGGATATGTGAAGTTGCAACAAGTAAGAAATGTCATTGATGACAATGGCTTCTTAAGAAGAAAACCTGTAAATGCATTGTTGCCAGGAACTGTAGAAGATTTGAAAAGTTTAAATCTTTTTGCTGGTCAAGCAATGACAGGTAAAATTGTGATTGAAGAATCACTTGAACCATTTAACAGTAAAACACCAGAGCGTGATCTTAAGATTGCAGGAAGCACTGGTATAGTTTGTACTTGGCAAGGTCTTCCAATTTACCGCAGAACTAAATTTAGTTTTGATGCAACTTGTGAGGATTCTTACCAAAAGCATGATAACATTGATGAGTTGAGATCTGCTTATGCAAATTCAAATAAAGCAAATAGCTCTGCAATTCAAAATGCAGCAGGACAAGATTTTTCTATTGAGGGATAATCTGTAGCAATTAACAATATGAGGGGGACATAACTGTCCCTCTCTTTTTATTTCTGATTAAAATGATGTATATGAAAAAGATGGAAAAGCTAAAACAAAATGTAACTGATTATCAACTAAGTGTAGGTAAAAAATACATGCAGTATGAATCAGATGGATATTCACAGTATCAAAACTATTTGTACAAAAGAGCACTATATGGTCTAGATGCTCTTAGTCAAGATGAACTTGCTACCATGTGTAGCAAGAAGAAACAAAGAATTATCAATGTCTATAAGAGAGCTCAGAGTGTCCTGAATATTGCAAAACAAAAAGCAACTATTCATTATACCAATTTGCTCTTTAAAACATTGTTTCCCAAAAGTCCTCTTACAGATTCATTATTAGAGTGTACTGAGGTGGATGAAAAGTTTAAGAACACTTTAACTTTTAAAGATTTAAATATTTCAAAAAGCCAAATTATTTCTATCTTTATAGAAGAAGGCATACTTCCAAGAAACTTTTTAAGTTTACAGGAAGTGCCAAGCCAACTTCCTAGATTGAAATATGAAAACAAAGCTTAAAGAATGTGATGGTTGTCAAAAGATGACTGTCATTTGGAAGAACCATGAGGGATATAGGTATTGCAAAAACTGCTGGAGTTGCCATTCTAGTAAAGATAATACACAGAAACCAACAAAATCTGTAATCCCTCTGGTCTCTTCTAAAAGAAAGAAGAAAGATCAAGAGTATCTTAAACTAAGAGAAAGATATCTCACTGAGAATCCATTATGTATGATAAAAGTAGGAGGTTGTAGTCACAATGCAACTGATGTACACCATACATATGCCGGATCCAATAGAGATGTCTATTATTTAATTCAAAGCACATGGAAAGCAACATGCCGGAATTGTCATGATTGGATTCATGCAAGACCTGGTGATGCTAGATTAATGGGCTGGTTAAAATAATTAAAAATGATTATAGCAGTAGATTTTGATGGAACATGTGTAGCACATAGATATCCATATGTTGGTGAAGATATTGGAGCAGTTCCAGTATTACAAGAATTAGTAAAAGAAGGTCATGATCTTATCTTATGGACAATGAGAAGTGGTGATACATTAGAAGATGCCATTAAATGGTTTGAAGATAATGGTATTCAACTTTATGCTGCTCAGAGAAATCCTACACAAGATCAATGGACAGAGTCTCCTAAAGCATATGCTCAAATTTATATTGATGATGCAGCATTAGGATGTCCTCTAATAGATGGTCATGTTGACTGGGTAAAAGTCAGAGAATGGTTGATTGAAAAAAGTGTACTATGACAAAAGATGAGATCCAAGCAGAAGCATTAAAAGCTACTCAAGGAAGAAATAGATGTAGTGTAGTATTAGGTACTGGTGTTGGTAAGACTTTAGTAGGTCTAACACATATGGAGCAGAATACTAACTCATTACTAAAAGTTCTTGTTGTAGCACCTAAAAGGGCCATATTTCAATCTTGGACAGATGATGCAGAGAAATTTGGTAAACATAGTTTGCTAGATAGAATTGTATTTACAACTTATCTAAGTTTGAATAAACACAACCCAAATGATTATGATGTAATCTACTTGGATGAAATGCATAGCTTGCTTGATTCTCATAGATCTTTTCTTGAAGTATATAAGGGTAAGATCTTAGGTTTAACCGGGACTCCTCCTAAATATAGAAACTCAGAGAAAGGCAGGCTTGCAAATGAATTCTGTCCAGTAGTATTTACATTTAAAGCAGATGATGCTGTAGAGAATGGTATTCTAAATGATTATCAGATTGTTGTTCATCAACTTGAACTTGATAGATCTAAAGGTTATGTAGCTGAAATGAAAGGTAAATCTTTTGTTACTTCAGAATATGATAACTATACTTATTGGTCAAGAAGATTAGATGTTGGATCTGGTAGTGTGCACATGCTTAGAGTAATGAGGATGAAAGCACTTATGGAATATCCATCTAAAGAAAAGTATACTTCAATATTAATGAAGAATATAAATTCTAAGTGTATTGTATTTGCTAATACACAAAAGCAAGCTGATAAGCTTTGCCCATATAGTTATCATAGTAATAATCCGGATTCTGAACAGAATTTAGAAATGTTTAAGAATGGTGAGATTACTCAATTGTCTACTGTATTACAGTTGAATGAGGGTGTAAATATTCCAAATCTTAAACAGGGAATTATCATGCATGCTTATGGTAATGAAAGAAAAGCAAGTCAAAGAATTGGTAGGTTACTCAGGTTAAATCCTGATGATAAAGCTATTGTACATATACTATGTTATATGGGTACAGTAGATGAAAAATGGGTCAAAGAAGCATTAGAAAACTTTGACCAAAGTAAAATAATCTGGAAGAACTATGGGGTTAACTTAGATTAATCCCATAATTTTTCATTATATTAGTAGTATGGAGGATGTAAAAACACATAAGCTTACTATCTATAATGATGATGCAAATTCTTATGAATACATCATTGCTTGCTTAATAAGATTCTGTAATCATGAACCTATACAAGCGGAGCAATGTGCTGTTATAGCACACAATACTGGTCGTTGCACTGTAAAAACAGGAAACTTTAATGACATCTATGAGATGCATACTGACCTAAAAGACATGGATATTCTTACTGAAATTCAATCTTATGAAAGTTCTATGCATTGATGATACCAATAAGCCAGCTAAAATATCTGAAGAGTATTGGATAAAACAAGGTAAAGTGTACACTGTAATTGAAGTTAAAAAAATGGGACTTCAAGATGGTGTTATGGGTTTTAAACTAGCTGAAATTAGTTTACCAGAAAAATGCTTTCCTTATGAATACTTTAGTTCTTCTAGATTTGGTATGTTGGTAGAACAAGAAGATGAAAATAAAGAACTTTCTACAGAAACTGCTGACCTAGAAGTTTTTTAAATCTTAAAAATTTATCTTATGGATAGACTAAACTTTTTATGGGTAGTCTTATATGGCTATCTTATAACATCTCAGTTTTTTGCACTTTGGTTTTGGTATGACTGGGCTCAACATTATAACTTTTTAAGTACATTAATCATTGGCCCTATTGTATCAGAATTCAAAGGATTATTTTTTCCTTTTTTTATTTAACCTATGGAAGATTACAGCAAAGAAGATGTTGTAAAAGCATTATTGTCTCTAGATTTAACAACAAGGACAAGAGTTCTTGTGGACCAAAGAAGTTATTTGATCGGGTTACTTGCTTATAGATTTATGATGACTGAGCATCAGATTGCTGATTTGATCCATATAAAAAGAGATAAAGTAAATTACAACAAGAAACTAGTACTACAGTTTCATAATGACAAACTCTATAAACAGAATGTCTATGTATATAATATGATGTTTCCATTTGACTTTAGTGTAATTGAACCTGTGTCAATTACTCAAAGAGCCAAAAGAGTTGAATTAGATTTGGATAAGAAGCTATTCAACAAGGTAAAAGCAGCCGGAGCCATCTTAGGGCATAATGATGTTAGAGTTACAATCAAGTTATTTATTGAGAAAAGTTTGAAATTATGGGAAGAATGAAAGAAGTTTGCATACAAATTATGGAAGCCAATGGTGGTATACCTGAAGGCATGACAATAGCAGATGTTGCTAGAATGAAAGATTTAGAAATTTATAATTGGCAAGAATATGAGCGACAACAAGAGAAAAACAGATTTTACAGTAATCAATCAGAGAATTCAGGAGAGATTACAAAGGTTGAACAAACAGAGCAACTATTCAGAGAGAGCACTATCAAAAAAAAAGCCTAAGACTAAGGGGGTAAATAATGAAGAAGGAGACTAAGAATAAATTAGTAAATATATATTGGATAATGATATACTCTTTAGCTATAATTGGGTTATTAAGAGTATTAAAATATCTGGTATATGGTACATTTTATTAAATATTTAGTAGTATGGATAAGCCAAAACTTGTCCATACCTTTCTGGATGGTAGGTCATGTACATCTCTCTATAAATGTCTATGATGATCTACATGAAATTCTTGCATCATTTGGGATGAATGTTATTGTGGCTATAGGATTTTGGATAAGCTACAAAGAGGACAAACAAAGAAATAATAAACTTTAAGATTATGAAATTATATATTGTTTTAAGCATTATTGCTAATGCTTTATTTTCAGACTATGAGGCTACTGGTAAGGCAACTTATTATGGAGAACATTGGACCGGTAGGCTAACTGCTTCTGGTGAAAGATTCCATGCAGATAGCCTGACATGTGCTCATAAGACATTGCCATTTGGAACATTACTAGATGTAGTGGATCTAAGAAATGGTAACTGTATTACTGTTAAAGTGACTGATAGACTTCCTAAAACAAGTAAAGTTCTTATAGATCTTACTTATGGAGCTGCAGAAACACTTGGTTTTATTAGAGCTGGAGTTATTCCAGTTCAAATTGTTAGTGTAGGTAAAGCCTCAATAATTAAGTAAACATGATAGTAACTATCTTTAGGGGAACCTATATACTCTTATTGAGTTATAATCCCGGTGATGTATTTAATTATTTTGATGTAAAAGAAATGCATGGGTTATCTCTTGCAGAATGTGAAGCTTATCACAATACTGCTGATAGTGCTTATATTGCCGGATGGTCTAATTTTATACCAAAAGAGTCTGGAGAATATAATGATGATGATCCAAGATTTATTTTCATTAATCTGACTAGATGTAATGAGGATGTTGAAGCTATGGGTTTAATCATGCATGAGATGATGCATCATTCTTTGTGGTTGCATAAGTATGATGTAGAAAATCTAGAAGAGTCTATAATTAATTGGGCAGAAGAAGAAGCACATGAAGTGTATAATATTATTAGACCTTTCAAGAGTAAGATTGTAAAACAAGCTCTCACAGTTAAATCAGAATGAAATGAAAGTAGTGATTGAATTTTCAGATGAAGATGCTGCAGAAGATGCTAGAGTAGCATTAGATGGCTGGAAGTGGAAACATGCTGTGTATGAATTAGATCAGCATTTGAGAAGTCAAATCAAGTATGATGAAAAACTTTCTAATGAAGTAGAGGATGCTTATGAAAAGTTAAGAGATAAGATCCGGGAGATTTTATCTGATAACAACTTACAAATGGAATAGTATGTTAGTAGAAAAAGTTACTAGAAAATCTATGACTATAAGACCTAGTGGGAGGAGTACTGATTTTATCAGTCCCTCCTTTGGTCATGGCTGTTTGTATAACTGTTCTTACTGTTATATGAAGAGACACAAACCGGAAGGATTATCTGTAGCAACTAATACTATGGATATCCTGACAGAGATTAATTCACATGCATATTTTGCAACAGTAGAAAAACCAAATCAAACACATCCAGATTATATTACTTATGATATTTCATGTAATGAAGACTTTGCTCTACATGCTAAGTATCATGAATGGGAGAAGATATTTGCTTTCTTTAGAGATCATCCACTTTCTATGGGTTCATTTGCTACCAAGTATGTAAATAAGGATCTTTTAGAATTTAATCCAGAAGGTAAAATTAGAGTAAGATTCAGTCTGATGCCAGAGAAGTGGAGAAAAGTTCTAGAGCCTAATACAAGTTCTATTGATGAAAGATTAAAAGTAATACCAAAATTTCTAGATGCTGGTTATGAAGTACATCTTAACTTTAGTCCTGTAATAGTGCATGATAATTGGATTACAGAATATGAGTTTTTATTTCATATTATTAAACAGCATGCTCATTACAATCATTGGGATACTAGAGGTGTCAAAGCTGAAGTAATATTCTTGACTCATAATGAACAGAAACATAAGTATAATCTAGCTAATAATCTTCCGGGAGAAGAACTGTTGTGGGTACCTAAATTACAAGAAGGAAAAGTATCACAGTATGGTGGAGAAAATCTTAGGTATGAGCACAATAGAAAAGCTGATTATATCAAACAGTTTATTGAAGCACATGAGCAATTTATTCCTTGGAATACAATCCGTTATATTTTTTAGTTATGACACTTAGAGACACAGAATTAATAGGAAACAAACTTGTTAGAAAACTAGGTTTTAGAAGAGGTAGACTTAATCACCAAGAATATTATTTAGCTTATCAGCATATTCCTATTGAAGTAAAATTTTATCCTCAAGGAATTGACTGGGGTGTAAGTGTTGTATACAGGATTGATACAGGTACCACAGTTATATTTAAAGGTACTGCTTTAAACATTGACAATATAATTCCTGATGCTGATAAGTTAATTGGTATGTTTTATTTTATAAGGTTATGATTAAATTATTTAGAGACAAGAAGATTACAAGTTTGATTGAAAATATATGCCATGAACATCATATGGTATGTACAGTAGAAGATGGTAATATGGGTTACTTATGGTATATGTATACTCATGGTACTAAAAAAGGAGACTTTAGACCATTTATTTTTCTATCTGAAATAAACTTATTAGTAAAGACAGGATATCTTATTGAAGAAGAGAAGAATAATCTCATCAATATGTTAAGCAGCAATGATGATGATAATGCCCATCTTACTGCATACTCCATAATTACTTTAAGAAATAAGAGGATAGAAGAAATGGGATTATGGACCCTTGAGAATGAAAACTACAAGGATATTAACTACACTAGAGATGTAATTAGTCCTGAAACATTTTTAACTAAACCATAGTTAATAGATCCTTTTAGAGTAGTAAACCATAGTCAGGTGGCTGTAATTGGTAACACGCTCCTAATTTAGATATGGTGAATACCAGGAGAGAGTACAGGTTCAAATCCTGTCCTGACTACTAATTTAAAATAACTATATGCCTTACAAGACAGATAAAATGAAGCTTGATTCTCCATTCTTAGACAGGAGAGTTAAGCTTCTTCCTTGTCAAAGAGAGATGGTCTTATACTGGACTAAACAAGGGCTGAGTCAAAGGAATCTAGCCAAGATGTTTAAAGTATCCAGGAGACTAATCACTTTTATACAGGATCCTAAGAAGAAAGAAAGAGATTTAGCAAACAGAGCTGCCAGAGGTGGTACTATGATATACTACAAAGGTGGTGAAGAATG